CGCTGCCGTAGCCGCTGGCGGTGACGATCGTGCCCGCCGTGCCCGCCGTGGTGACCGCGACCGGGATGGAGAACGTGGTCGCGTTGATGTTGGTGGCGACGTAGGTGCCGTTGATGAGCGGGTCGGAGTTGCTGCCGGCGATGGTCACGGTGGTACCGGTGGGCACGTAGACGCCCGCCGTGACCACGGTCGGGCTGGCGAGCGTGTTGCTGATCGGCCCGGCGACGTTGATGACAGCGCCGTCGAGGAGCTTCATGTCGCCGGCGTTGGTGGCGCCGTTGCTGAGCACGGCCCACTGCACGACGATGCGCCGGTTCGCGGCTGGAGCGGCCACGAGGACGACGTTGGTCTGCACCGCGGTGTAGACGGCGCTGACGGTGCGCGTAGCCTGTACGCCGGCCATCAGACCAGCTCCACCGAATAGCCCACGTTGACGCGCGACGTGGTCGAGGTGATCCCCGTGCAGCAGAGCGCCGTATCGGCCGTGAGCACGATCGGTGCCCTGCGGCAGTTGACGTAGAGCGGCGTGTTGATGGGCAGGAACACGTCGAGGAGCACGGTCCCGCCGGATCCGTCGAGCAGCTTTATCTCACCGGCCGCGGCGCCGTTCGAGATTGCCACCCACTGGATGACGATCGTCCTGAGGGCGCCGGGCGTGGCGATGACGCTGACGTTGGTCGGCGTGCCCGCGTTGACGAGGACGGTGCTGTGCGCCGCGTCGACGCCGGCCATTACTTCGGCCCCTTACGCGGTGCGGGCTTGGCGGTGCGCTTGGCCGCGTTCTCGGGAGGAGCCTTCTCGGCCGTCTCGACCGCTGCAGGCTTGGCCTTCGGCCTCTCGGCGACGACCTCGACAGCCACGTTGCTGCGTAAGAGCTCGTGGATGAGAACCTCGTTGTCGAGTTCGACGGTATCGCCTGGGGCGGGCCAGGGCAGCCCGTCGTGGGTGCCACCGATGTGACTCAGCATACGGAGCTTCATCAGTTGCCCCCCTCGACGAGGTAGTAGACCCAGTAGTCGATGGTGGTGGCGGTCGTGGTGACGGTCCCGGTGCGCAGCATGGCTATCGGAACGTCTGCCGGAGACCAGTGGCCGAGGTGCGTGGCCGTCACGTTCGCCGAGTCGGCGCGGTTGATGACGAGGTTGTCCATGTCCGTAGTGGTCATCTGCCAAGCGACCTCGCCGATCGGTCCGACGAGGATCGCCGTCGAGCCGTCGGCGTTGCCTTGCGAGCGCACGGCGACGTCGACAACCTTGAAACGCTTGCTCTTCTCGGCCGCGACGATGGTGTTGGCCGCGGCCACGGTCGTGAGGATGTCGGAGACGGCGATGGTGCCGGACTTGCAGTGCAGGTGGGCGAAGGCCATCGGGGCTCACCCACCTTCGACGGTGTAGTACACGCAGTAGTCGACGGAGGTGGCTCCGGTGACGGTCGCGGTCAGGCCCTTGATGAGCAGGCCGTCGCCCTTGGTGAGCGCGGTGCCGAGCTTGGTGCAGGTCATGCCGGTAGTGCCCTCCCGCAGGATGAGGCCGGCGGTCATGTTGGCGGCCGTGCCGACCATCACCTCGTTGGTGCTCGAGGAGTCGGAGACGTTGACGGAGGCGGTCGTGGCGACGGTGCCGCCGAGGGCCCGGAACCACCCACCGACGACGCGGATGGTGCGGTCTTTGGCCGGCGGCACGATGAGCACGCCAGCCGTGGTGAGGGCTGCGGCGAGGCAGTTGCCGGCGGCGCAGCGGACTTTGGGGTAAGCAGCCAAGTGAAGGCTCCTTCGGTTGAGTTGGGGACGGGGCTGTCACGCCCCGTCCCCATGACGGTCTGCGTCTTATGCCATCAGGAGATGCTTGATCGCTTCCAGATCCCCCAGGTCGGCGTCGACCCAAATCGCGTACCTGAAGGTCTGCTCGAACGAGGTGAAGGCGACGCTCGGGTCACGCTCGAAGACCATGCCGGGGCCGCTGTAGCGCACCCAGTAGTGGCTGAAGTCGCCGTAGATCACTGGGTGTCCGGCGGTATGGACGGTGTCGCCGTTCGCTTCCTCGTAGCAGGGATTGCCGAGAAGCCGGTCAGGCTCGTTGCCGACGGTGCTCGGGCTCCACAGATAGCGACCTTCGTCGTCCTTCATGGACGCCAGGATCACGTATGCCGTGGTTGAGAACATCCATGCACAGGACGGGCTCATCCTGTATCCGGGCAAAACGGCCATCTTCAGGGCGATGAGCTCGTCGAAGGTGAAGGTCGTCGCACTCGCGGCCGTGGTCCCGAGCGTCGTGGTCGAGGTGGCATGAGCCATGAGGCCCATGGGCAGGGTGCCGGTGCCGGCAGCGATGGCGAGGTCTTGGGCGACGATCGACGCGCAGGCGCGGCCGGCGAAGTCGCCGAGCACGCCCGCCCAGTCGAGGTCACTGGAGGCCAGCATCTCGTCGGAGACGCTGAAGAAGTCGCCGTACCGCTGAGCGCCCAGGGTCGTGCGACCCATGACGGGATCGCGCACGGTGCCCGCTGCGCCTTCGGCCGCGGCCGTGGCGGCCGGGTCGGTGAGCGCCTTGGGGATGTACATAATCTCGAAGCCGGGCGTGCGGATGATGGTCGGCGGGGCCTTGAGAATGCCCGACTGGGCGTTCATGTGCCACTCGACCTGCTGCCACACCGGGTTCGTGATGGTGTACTTGCCGTAGATCGTGGTGTCGATGGTGGTCTGGTCGGTGCGGAGCTCCCGGCGGCCACCGTAGGGGACGACCAGCTTCTGCGTCTTGCCGCTCATGAAGTCGCGGACTTCCGCGTTGAAGTCGTCGAGCGGATCGGTCACCGGAACTGTGGAGTGTGCAATCCTGGCGGCCTTCTCGCGGGCCTCAACGGCGGCCATGCGGGCCTCGTCCTCGCGGACGGTCTCGCGGTCGACGAGTGCGGCCTCGAGGGCCTCACTGGCGACGTGCACGCCGTCCCACGCCTTGGTGCGCACGTCCTCGTCGGTCGCCTCACGATAGGCGCGCACGGCTTCGTGCTTGTCCTGCAGCAGTCGCTGCAGATCGGGTGTGTCTGCCATTCTGTTTCTCCTTACACGTATGGATGGTGCTGTACGCGCTTCGGCTCCGGCTCGGAGACGGCGGCCGGCGGTTCGCCGGTCGGCTCCTGAGTGGCCGCATCGCGGGTCTTGACCTGATCGGGGACTTCCTCTTCGCCGAAGGCGTCGGCCATGCTGCGCATCGCGCGCTTGAGGTCGACGTCGGTCTCCGGGTTCGCTCCCCAGAGCACCGGCGAGGCTTCGTAGAGACGCACTTCGGTGAGCGTGCGGTGAGGTAGCGCATCTTCGCGCTGCTCCCACTTGTCCTTCACGACCTCGAAGCTGAACGAGGACTGGCGTACCTTGCCGGTGGCGATCTTGCGGTAGGCGCCCATGCCGTCGGGATCGGCAAGGTCGAGGTCTGCTTCGTAGCGCAGGCCGCGTTCGTCGACCTCGAAGCGGGCACTGCCGGACTCGGTGGTGCCGAGCACGCGCGCCGGGTCGTGCGACCAGACGACGGCGTGATCGGCGTTCTGCTTCAGGGTCTTGATGAAGGCGCGCGGACTGACCGATTCGGTGAAGCCAGCGACCTCGTACTCGTTGGAGAAGACGGCGCCGTAGCCACCGATGGTGGCCGTGCCGTCGACCTGCTCGCGCACCTCGACGGGCGCGGCGAAGATGCGCGTCTCTTTCACTGTGGGGCCTCCTCAGGCGGGACTGCCGGGGTCAGCACGAGTTGCTGCTCCGGCTCGGGTTCCGGCTCGGGCGCGTTCTCCTGCCACTGCACTGAGTGCAGCATCTCGTCGCCGTCCTCGAGCGGGTTCATGTCCTCGTAGGCGCGGATGTCGTTGCGGCTCAGCCACTCGCCCTGCTGGCCGGCGGCGTAGAAGGCGACGCGCTGCTCGGGGTCCATGCGCAGCCACGAGTTGACGTTGAACTTGATGTAGGCCGGGCGCGGCAGCAGCGAACTGAAGGCGCGCTCGTTGCGGGTGATGCGGCTGAACAGGCCGGTCTGGTACCAGAGCATCTGGCGCTGATAGAGACCGGTGACGTAGCCCTTCGCGCCCTCCATGCCGCCCGGCGAGACGTACTCGGCGGGGATGCCGAAGAGGGCGGCGATGGTGGCGTCGGTGTACTTCTGCGTCTCGAGGTGCTGCGACTCGTTCGGGGCCACGCTCAGCGGCTTCCACTGCGCGCCGCCTGCGAGGATGCCGACCGCGTGCGACTTGCTGACGCCGCCGTGACGTTTCTTGAACGCCTCCTGCAGCCGCTCGGCCTGCTCCTGCGTCATCTGGTTCGGCGTCTCGATGACGCCGGAGAGGGTGGCGCCGGTGCCGAAGAAGTTGGCCCCGAACTGGCGCGCAGCCATGCCGGTGCCGATGGTCTCGCGAGCGGCCACGGTCGGCGAGATGCCGCGCAGGGCGCCGGGGATCGGCAGGCCGGCCTTGATGTGCAGGATCTCGTTATAGGCGAGGCGCACCTTGCCGGTGACCAGCTGCACGTCGTAGACGATGACGCGGCGCCCGTCGTCGAGCGCCAGCCACTTCATCTCGACCGCGTTCGGGTCGAGCACCGAGAGGCCCACGACCTTGTTGCCGGCGCTGGCCTTGAGCAGGAAGGCGGAGTCGTAGAGCTCCTGCGACGCCTGCTGCTCGGCGACGAGGCCGTTGAAGTCCTGGTAGTCGTTCGGGTGCCGGATCCACTCGGGATCCGGGTAGGCGACGCGGTTCTCGCCGCGGCGCGCCTTGCAGTCCACCGGGAAGCTGCCGATGGTCTGACTGTTGAGGTCGACGCAGCGGTACACGGCCGGGTGCTCGATGGCGTTCGTCTGCGTGACCCTGATGCCGGAGGCAGTGGTCGCGCCGAGAAGGTCACCAAAGCTGAGCCAGGTGCTCGCCCAGTCGCGCTGCTCAGTCTTGCGGGAGAAGGGCCACATCACGGCTCCTTGTCAGTGTTCGTGGTGGCCTCCTCTAGTCAGCGAAGCTGAAGAATGCGGGTTCGGGTACGGACTCATCGGATATGGATTCACTCAAGGCCATGCACAGCGCCACGATGCCGTCGATCTTTTGGCCAGCCGTGCAGTTCTTCTTGCTCGGCTTGATTTGGTCTTGCCAGTTGGTCTCGATGCTGACGGCGTCGGCCATCCAGCGAAGTACCGGATTCCCTCCGTGGTCGATAATCTGCTTCAAGACGAGCGTTTCCAGGTACTTAGCAGGCGCGTTCATGGACTGGAATCCCTGCCCGATGGGGACCATCTCGATCCCACTCTCGCTGAGCGGAAGAACCAAAGGGAGCGCCAAGAATCGGTCGAACCCGATGGACTGCACGTCGAACGTCTCGGCGTCGTGCATGATCTGCGCCTTGACGGCGTCGTAGTCCGTGCAGTCGCCGGGCACCACGTTCAGGAAGCCAGCGCGCTCCCACTCGCCGAGCTGGTCGCGCATGTCAGCGCGCGCCTCAATGGCCGCGCGATTGGTCCAGAACCTGCAGAGCACGTCGAAGCCTTCGCCCTCTTCCCACGGGAACACGTACACGAGGGCGTTGAAGTCCTTGGTCGACGCCAAATCCATACCGCCCCAGCACTTGCGCCCGGCGTAGTCCGCGTCCGTCTTGCCGACCCCGCCGCAAGCGTCCCAGGCGTGGCGACTGAACCAGCGCGACTCGGCCTGCGTCCAGACGTCGAAGTGCAGGCGCATCACCTTGTTCTGCGCCGCCGGGAAGTGCAGCGCGTCGCGGACCTGGCGCCGTATCTCGTCGGGGCGGATGAAGCCGTCCGGCTGCCCGACCAGCGACGGGTTCGCCAGCGGCCAGAGGTCCTTCTCGCGCTTGAAGTGCCCGCCGCGGTCGGTGGCGGCGACGTCCTCGAAGGACGTGGACTCGGGCAGTTCGTAGATGCGGCCGACGAAGGCGCGGTCGCGGATCAGCCCTGCCTGCACCTGCCGCGCCTTGGAGTACCAGCGGTAGCAGATGGACTCGCGGTCGGTGCCGGCCGTGCTGATGGCGATCATCAGCGGCTGCTCGCGGGCGGACATCGACGTTTCCAGCACGTCCACGAGCTCGCTGTTCCGTTGCGTGTGCAGTTCGTCGACGACCACGCAGCTGGCATTGAAGCCGTGCGAGCCGGCGGCGTCGCAGGCGATGGCGGCGAGGAAGCCGCCCGCGGACGGGCCCTTGGTGCAGACGATCCGCTTGGTGCCGCGGTAGACCTTGGCGTAGGTGCGCAGGTTGGGGCTGCGCTCGACCATGTCGCCGGCGACCTTGTAGCAGATGGCGGCCTGCTCGCGGTCGAAGGCGGCCAGGTAGACCTGCGGCTGCGCCTCGTGGTCGGCCAGCAGCATGTACAGGGCCAGCGCCGCGATCAGCTCCGTCTTGCCGTTCTTGCGCGCTATCTGCAGGTAGGCGATGCGCGTCTGCCGGCGGCCGGCGCGGTCGACGTTGCCGAAGATGGCGAGCACGAAGTCGCGCTGCCAGGGCAGGAGCTTGAACGGCAGCCCGGCCCAGCGCCCGATGCTGTGCACGCAAGTGGACTCGATCCACTCGACGACGGCGGCGCCTTTACCTGCGTCGAGCGGCGACGGCGATCGCCTTGGCCGTGGGGTCTTCGGCTTCGTGGTCACGCTTCCTGACTTCAATGCGGCTCCTGCTCGCGGCGCCGATGCCGAGCTCGGCGCCGAACTTGCGGATGTCGTCCCAGGCGCGGTTCAGCATCGCCACCTCGGGGAACGACGCCCAGGCGCCGTTGCTGCCGACCTGGTAGGTGCGCCCGGTCTTCTCGAGCTTGGCGGTGAGGACGACGACCTGCTCGTAGGCTTGGCAGTAGCCGGCGAAGACCTCGCCGTCGGCGGCGGTCACGGTGCCCATGTAGTCGAGCTCGGGAAGCAGCTCTTTCCAGCGGGAACGCGCCAGTCTGCCCAGGTATCGCGGCATATCGGGCAGGACCGGGCGCGGCCTGGGTTCGTTCTTGGGGATCTTCGAGGCCTGGTCACCCTGCAGGAGCTTCAGCGATGTCGGTTTGCGTGGTCGGCCTACGGCCATGGGTTCGACCCCTGACTTTGGTTTTTCCTATTTCCGAGCGATGC